GGGGTTCTCAACCAATAGCGGATAAACCACTTAACTTCCAAAGCAGACATACTACCGATTGCTTCTCTGATTGTTTGATAACTATCATTTGACATAGAGGAACAATCCAGTTCTAGTAGCCTCAAGAAGTCAGCCAATGTAAAATTAGAATCAGGTCGATTTGCACTGAGGAACTCTTTCATTCCTTCCCCTAAATCTAACCATGAATGGGCTACGTCCTCTATCTCATCTTCAAATACACCGAAGATGTTCGCTAACCATTTGACTGCTTTCTTCTCTCCAATATTATTCATCTCATACTCAAGTGACAATATCTTAATCGCTGCCTTTCTATCCTCAAAGTGAGGTAGCGTGGCACAAATTCTGTGTCTCTTTTCTGATGGTGTTCTGTCTTCTAGGGATTCACACATCCTGCTCATTCTTATCATACTCATTTTTATTCCTCTCAATTATCTTATTCAATGCCTTAGCGACATCCTTCATTTCTTCAATGTTCATTCTAACGCCTTTCTTTGTTGGTGTTCCGTTAGCATACCAACGAATGTCAACTATGTCAACATTCCAATAATTACCCGTTCTCACTGTCAATTCTTCATTCCCGTTTCTTGGGACTCTTACTATTATTTTTTCACCCTTCAAGCCAACCACCCTTAAACTGCTGTAAGTTCTTCCACGACTTAAAGTATCGTGGAGACTCTTGCTCATCTATTCTATGTGCTACCCATACTACTCCACCAAGACTACTAATCTTGACCAACTCATATGTTCTACCTTCCACTTCAAACATATCTTCTGTTTGAACGTCCGGCACTAGACCAAACTTCTGTGATAGTTCATTAGCCACTTCATCCATATGCTCGGCAATGTACTGAACAATGAGATGTCTTTGGATTGGTACTTTAGCATCAACTGTTACCTTTATCTTACCTGACATTTCACAGACTACACACTTGTTTCCCAAACAAATAGGACATTCTATCTCCGCAGGTAGCGGAGCAGGAAAGCGTATAGTTACTGCCTTTTTCATTGTCTGCCATCCCACACTCTGTAAACTACTTCATACTCAATTGTGACATCGAATGGGAAGGCTGCAAAGTGCAGAGTTGCATTACCATACTCAGGAGCAAAACCACTTGACCAGTATTTATCTTCTTGAACTAAGTAGCCCTGCCAGTTTACCCAACTGTAATTACTGAATATGACAGAGTTATTCACTACCTCAAAGGATAGGTGTGTTATATTGTATGTGAAGGATTGAAGTTCAATCGCTCCATAACTTGTGTTTACATCTACCCAAATAGTAGGGGCATGTATGAATGACTCATTACTACTGTTGTCCATGACAAGAGTAAACTCTCCCGTCATGTTAATCCAATCTGCAATACCTACTTGGCCTTCAAACTCTTCTTCAGGTGGGTCAGGTAAAGCATCTGTACATCCCGCTAGGAATGACGCTACTATCAATAAGGCTACTACTTTGTTGATGTTGGTACTCATGTTCATCGTCCTCTCGCATAGATAGGAAGGATAAATATGTTGCTCCATATTCATTCAAAGACAAACCCGAACTCTTCTAGAGTGGTCTGTCTTGTTCCCAAGACAAAACCAAACTCATCCAGTGTTGTTTGTCTGCTGTTTTCCATAGTCATTATTCTTTTCATTCTTCATCCCTCAATTTCATTGCTTCTTTGTATTGTTCTCTAATGATAGCCATTCGCTCATCATCATGCTCTCTATTTCTTGGTTGAGTAGAAAGTAGTTTAATTATTTCATCTAACTTCCTTTCCACTGCTCTCTCATGTCTATTGTATCTCTTCATTCTAATTCCTCCAATTCCTTTCTTAATTTATCTCGCTCTTTCACTAGCCATCGCACTGAATGTGCATCAACCTCTCTTCTATTGATTATCTCTAGTGCTAGTTCTAGCCCATCAAGTTTCCCTGCTAGAAAGGTTACTGCCAGTGCTTGAGCGTTGAGATTCATTCCTTCACCACCGACTTAGGGAAGAATACATCCTCCCATACTGTCATCTCTGATTCTGTCATCTTGGTTGTGAAGATAGTACCGCTTCGTAGATGTATCTCTACTTCGTAGGTGTTCTTCTTCAACATACCTTCCTGAATCTCAATCACAGAATAGGCAGAAACCTCTGCCATATTCAGTGTAGTTTGTCCTGCTGTTGTTGTTAATTTGTAGAATCTTTCTTTCATTCGTTATCCTCCTGTTCTCTTAATCTGTCTAGATTTGCTTCTGTCCAAGCCGTTGTCAACTCGCCATTTTTGTCGAATATCAGATTGGCTTCAGGACCGCCGTTGTTAATTCTTCTGTTCGTTCTTTGTGTTTTATTATCATCTATACAATCCAAACAATATGGCTTGTTTGCTAATCTCCTTCTGTTAGGAGCATAACAACAAGAAGAGCGATGATGTTCATGCGGTGTTCCTTTCTTTCCTTTAGGAGCATAGTTATCACTCCAAAGAATCCACTCATCGGGCTTCATTTTCCACTTACCCCAATACTCGTTGTGCGTGTGTTCCTCTCTCAATAGGAATAGTGAGCCATCAACGTGTCTCACAACAAGGAAATCATGATGATAACCACCGTCCTTTATCTGAACTATCTTTCCTTCTGCGGTTTCTCTTGCCTTTTTGTTAGCATACCGTTGTTCAGCCGAAACAGGGATGTGTGCAATAGTAGTCTTCCCACCTGAACGTATTTCATGTCTCACAGGAACTTTATTCTCCACCTTTCTACCCTTTGATTTAATTTTCTTATTCTTTTCAGGGTTAGTAGAAGTAATAACTTCAGTTTTAATGGAAGAAATAGCATCGATGATTTCACCAGTTGATGCATTATACTGTTGATGTTGTCCTAACAAGTATACATTTTCTATGTCATTGCAACTAATTAGTTTATCATTACCTTCTTTCATTTCAAATGCCCAATACTTCATTCATCATCACCGCCCCAATATGGGTCTAACCTATCGTTAGGTATCATGTCCCAACTATTCTTCATTGAATCCTCAAAGGATACAGTCTCTGTGAAGTCAGGATTCTTCAATAGAAAGAGAGGCTCATGCCAATCTCCATCCTCTTGTGCTTGTCTTATTGCCTCATGCATTTGTTCTGCTTTGTCATCAGGTAGTTCAACCCAATACACCAAAGCATGTCTCTGCCTGTTCAGACTCGCTCTCATTGTAAGAGTCATAGGTGCAGAACCCATTCCTTCGCATTCCATGAATGACTCTAAACCGTGAGCATCTGCTATTCCACAATAAGACTTCATCGATAATCCTCCCTGAATTGTGTTTCTAGTATCCCGACTGTTATTAGATAACCAACGGCTTCATCGAATGACATGTCCATCTTCTTCATCACAGACTCAATGAAATCCATCTGCTTCTCTGCTAATCTTATCATAGTCATTCTTCTTCACCATCCAATACGTCTTCTGCTGCCTTAACCCACTCAGGTTTCTCAACAGGCTCTTGCCTGTAAATACCATACTGGACTTTCTTCGCTATCTCACGGTCACAGTCATAGGCAATGAATTGATTATCGCCTAGAACTGTCGCACTCTCCATCATTCCCTTCCATGACTTGATTGTTTTCCAATCAGTGCCACTGAAGAATGCCTGTCCGAATGGATGAGTGTGAATCCAACACTTCAATGGTGTCTTCATTCCATCTAGTTGTTCACCTTGGTTCTTGAAACTCACAAAGCCAAACGTTCCAACACTGATATACAAGTCATCCTTCGCATCTACTAGCACCTGAACTTCTCTTGGTGAGTCGAAGGCTTCCAGTGACTTGTTCCAAATCACTGTGTAGAATGCCTCAGTCTGCATATCGGGAAATGGATAAGTGAACTCAATCTTCTCAAACACAGTTCTAATGTCCTCTTTCCAATTCTCATCCTTTATTTCCAATCCTTCTATTATTCCATTTTCATATTCTGTTTCATCTGTTTTCATTTTTATATTCCTCCCATTTGTTCTACTCTCAAGTCTTGCTCGTTTTCAAACTCATGATATGCTCGGTGTCCTGCTATGAAGCCACCAGCATGTCTCTTTGTCCCTAAGAACTCCTCACCACAAACAGGACAAACAACCTTCACAATCATTGCCTGTTTGTAGTATCCATCTGTT